GTTAGCCATCTCACCCCAGTAGAAAGACATGAAAGATGCAACAGAGAAATCTCCGTTAGATCCTTTTGACATTTGAAGAGATAAGAAAGATTGCTCAAGGTCAAACTGACAAATTTGAGCCATTGCAGAAAGAGCACATACATCAATTTCTTTAGCGTTCAAATCATCATTAGGAGCAGTGAAGCTACAAGTAGATGGTTGTAAGATGTTACCAAAAGTAACAGTCGCTAATTTAGTTTTGTACTTTACTCCTGGCAAAGAACGGTAGTTGTCAGCAGTATCCTCAGATAAGTAAGCTTGAGAATAAAATGCCTCAGGGTTAGCTGCTAATAAAGCAGTTGGGTCAACTTGTAAGTCGAATTTTAATTTACGCATTTTATTTGTTGTTTATGAATTTGTTTACACTAGAAAGTCTATGCTGTACGCTCATAGCTACAGCCTCTTCAACTACTTCGTCTTCTACCTCTGAACTCATCACTTCCTCAAGTTGGTTCTTAAGGTCAGCGATCATAGCTACAAGGGCATTGATTTGCTCATCCATTGCAGGCTTAACAATAGCAAGGATAGCTTCTGCGTCAAGCACAGGATCTACCGCCATTGTCTCTTCCTCTGCAGGCATTTCTGTTACTTCCTCTTCAATAACAGTTTCCTCTAGGGCTACTTCCTCAGAAGCCTCTACTTTTTCAACATCTTTTACTTCAACTACTTTACCGTCTTTTACAACGTAGATTTTTTCGTTGATGATGTGTTCGCCATCCGGCAACATTAACTCATTCATTTGTGTATTTATTTGGGATTTGTTTTGCTCTTTTAGTTTCATGCCTAAGTACCCTTCTATACTGAAGCCTATTTGCTCTTGAGCTACAAGTTCAGCGTAGTACTCTTTATCAGTTACCTGGGCAGTAACCATAAGTGTACCCTCAGGTACTTCAATACCAAATGATGAGTAAGCCTTGTCCTCTTTTGGAGTGTCTACTATCCATGCCTCAAGTACATAGGCAGGTACAGTCTTTTCAGTATCATGTTCCAAGTTGAATAGGTCCTTATTCAACATGTCCTTCATGAACTTAGCATGAATTTTCTCTATCTCTTCAGCAGTAAATTTAACATAGTACTCTTCATCAGTGTCCTCATCAAAGCGATAGATCTCCATAGGTATCAAAGCAGGTGCAGTGATACGGTACTTTATCTCATCGTTAAATCTCATCGGCTTTGTCTGAGCACTGAATGCCATACCCATGACTTTGATGGCTGGAGTTGATGTAAAAGCTATCTGTTCGATACCTAAGTCTTGACCATTCTCAGAGTACTCAGGATCAATAGTAATTTTGTAAACTGGTAGTTTATCTTTTGCCATTACCTATATTATAAATTTCCTATATTTGTTCAAATTTTAAAACATGATAAAAATCTTAGACAGAGAAATCCCTAACCAAATCGATGAGCTGACCATTGAGCAGTTCGAGACTATCACTGATATCAACAATGATACTAGCCTTGACCCCATTGACAAACACCTTAAAGTATTCGCTTACCTGGGGATACCTGAGAATGAGTTTTGGGATACGGATGTAGCTGACTTTGTAGAGATTGTTAAGAACTTCAATACCATGGAACAAAAAGATTTTCCTGTAGTGGAGGAGCTTGAGCTTGAAGGTTATATCTACCGAGCTCAAATGAAGTTAACTGTACGTGATACTAAGATCATTGAGAAGGTAGCACTGCATAAGAACAAAGGATACATATCTGAGATGTTAGCTGTCATGTTCAAACGTGAGGACCTTACACCTACCGAACACTATGCCGATGCTCACATCAAACAAAAAGCTAAGCTGTTACGCAAGCTAGATGCTAACATTGCCATCCCTTATATCATGTTCATAGCTCAAAAGATAGGCCAACAATTACGAAATGATACACCTACCGAAGCAGTGGAGTGATGTAACTGTTGAACAGTTCATTGAGTTTAATAAGATAGATGCCTCACAGGGTTCGTATCACTACAATAGTGAGGCACTTTCTATCTTGTCAGACTTACCCATTGAGGATATTGAAGAGCTCGATGTTGATGAGATGCGTCAGTTAATCAAAGACAATAAGTGGTGTAAATCTGAACCATCCAAAAGATATAAACATGAGCTACTTGGGTTGAAGCTCAAGCCATTCAACAAGCTATGCCTATATGAGTACATTGACCTGGACTATTATTTTGGTCAGAACTATATAGAGAACCTAGCTAATGTATGTGCTATCTTATACCGGAACACTAAGCTGAATGAATGGGGGGATGAGGTCATGGAGCCCTATGACTTTGACTGCACCATTAGAGCTGATAAGTTCCTTGACCTACCCATCACTGATGTGTATGGATTGATACATGAGTTCTTAAAGTTTAGAGATGACTTTCTTAAAAAGTATGAGAACTTATTTATGGGTGAAGCAGATGAGCCATTGACCAATGAAGAAAAGGCAGAACTTGACCCTGAAGAAATCAAAGAAATAGAGAAAGAACAGCAAAGTGCCAAGTGGTCTTGGGAGCTAATGATCTATAGTCTATCAAAAGGTGACATAACTAAGAGTGATAAAATAGGTGCCCTACCACTCGTTTATGTGTTTAATGTTTTGGGTATGAAAAAAGAGTTAGACATCTAATGGAAAGCCTGGAGTAAATCCTGCAGGAGGGTCAACTGCTTCAAATGTGTACACAATTTTTTGCTGATTTTCAAGGACCTCAACAGCTTGCACCAATGGATACTTTTTAGTTAACCATTCAGTGTACTGGCTGTATATTTCTGCAGTGATACCTGCAGCGTTTAACTCATCCGTAAATTGTGCAACGAAATCTCTCGGAGTAATTACCCCACCGTTCCATAAAAATGCTCCATTGTTTAGAAAGATAAAGTAGTACATGGCTACGATTTGGATTTCCAGTTTTTGAAAGCCTGTTACCTTGGCATTGATACGGATACTTTCTACAAGTGTACCTTCGCCATCCACAACGTCATTACGAATAATCCTTTTTAATATGTTAGCCATTTTCCTACGGGTAGGATATAGGACATTGAACTCCCCTGTGTTTGCGTATCTAGCCATTGATTAAATCTTTAAAAATATCCATTGTATCATCAACTAAAATGATACCCTTATCAGTTTCTACATGCAGTTGAGTATCACTAAGTACTTCAATAGTTCCTGTGATTGTGTACTCTATTTCGTTATATGTAAATGTCTTATGCATATACCATTACATTTGTTCTTAAAAAGCTAACCGAGTCAGCGGTAGCACTGTTTTGTACTGCAAAAATTATGTAGTTATCTACCGCAGGATTGAATGATACTAAAGTTACGGTACTAAATGTGATATCAGATGAGATAGCTGTATTGGGATTATAGCAATATAATTGATTACCTACCAAAAGAAAGTCTCTCCAAAAAGATTGTATCCCAAGAGTACCCATTGCTGCTGCAGTAGCTATTAATGTTGCACCTGTTAAGCTGTTGCTAGTATTAATGTACATTCTGATAGTACTAGATGTAGTACTATTTATTTTATGTACCTTGGTTCTGACCTGAATAATGTTAGTATTGCTTACTGTATTTGGAAATATACGTTGACTAGTGCTTGCAGTATTGGCAATAGTGCCTGTGACATATGCACCTGATTGGTTACCTATTAATGTGTAAGGGCTAGAGGCTATGACTATATTGCTACTTCCAACTAATCCAATACCGTTAATAGTTTTCAATGGTACATCTCCACTACCTACTAATGAGTTACTAGCTATTGTCTTGATATTGGTACCGGATACCAACGCTGCTTGCTTACCATTGAAGGCACTCCAGTCCGTAGTACTCAATGCACCTCGGTTAGTTGCGGATGCTGTGGGTATATTAAACTCATGATTACTACCACTTGATACCACGTTGAAGTCAGTGCCTATAGTTCCTGTGCTTATTGTCTGAACATCTGCACTCAAGCCATTCAATGCAGTCATACCTGTACCGGCTATGATACCTGCCTGTTGTGTTACGGTGAATATAGCTGATGCTGCAGATGGAGGAGGACTACCTGCAGGATAAAACTCAAGAGTAACCTGTGTACTTGTAGCACTCCAATACAGCTCGTAATAATCTCCACCTACTGCATCAAGTAAATAGTTCCATGATGGTATGCAGTGTCCAGGTACTCCACCATGCTTAGCTACAACAGCTACAAAGCCTGCACTACCTGCTACATCCGAACCATTTTTTCTAAGCCATACAGTTACATCATGCTCTTGAGTGTCTGTGTTCTGATATTGAAAAGAGAACTGCAGGTTATATATCCCTGTATTAGCTATGGTAATCTCAGTATCACTGTTAACCGTTACACCATTGCTGAAATCCATGGTCCTGAACTTAACAGGTTGACCTACATTCACAGCACCTAATGGTTGACTAATGTCATCCTGGTATTGAGCATAGTAACCTACTGCACCACCACCACCTGCACCATCAATGATTTGTTGACCGGTGATAGCTGTGTTGACAGGCAAACCTCCTACTATCATTGTACATTCTAGCAAGTCAGTAGGTTGAAGGTTTCCGGTGTGAGGTGTGAGGATAGGTCTCCAGTCTCCCCACCAATTTGGTGCACTCATATCTATATTATTCTAAGCCTCCGAAATGTTTAATCTTGAATAACATTCAAAGTCAATGTACCACCTGGGCACAAGCTGTTGTAAATTGATACAGGCATTTCTAATCTAATGGTCCCATCCCCATTGTCATAGTAAGTACCATAGGTTGACCAACATAAACAAAAACTAGGGTCATTACAATACACAGGTAAAGGTGATGGAGCAGGTGTGTTGAATAAGTTAACCAATGCAGGTATGTTATCAAAGCCACCTGTATCATAGCAAGCCTCAACCATTACACCATCACACATATATTGAATTGAATTGTAAACAGGATGAGCCATGAAATCAATAACTTGACTATACACTGATATAGTAGGCTCATTGGTATTCAATGGTACAGCACAGTCAGTCCAGTCATTGACAGTAAGAGTGATGTTCATAACATACCCTGCAGCGTAGTCAAGTAGATCATTGTTTATTGCTTGGAAGCTAGGCAGTCCTATCACATCAAAGCTGTAGTCATTGCTGTAAGTAAAGTATACATACAAGTCATTAAGTATTTGCTGTGTATCGCTTAGGATTGTAATGATATTAGCTCTATCCTTTTGAATAATATCAAAGCAATAGATGTCAAAGTTAAACTCTGAGGTGTTCTCGGTAGGGTTAACGCTTACCGGTACAATGAAAATTATAGGGTATTTCTCATCCTGGGTAGCGAAGTTGTACAGCTGTTCCTTGAAGTCACTACCTACTTTCTTTACCTGCAGGTGATTGTTGTAGAACTGCTCAATGTGGTTGGTGATTGCTTGTAGTGAGTTCATTATAATTCAGCGTTTTTGTTAATCTTAGTTATCTTGTTTTGTACGTTGGTTATTTGTGTCTCAGATACTACAGCTGTGACAGTCATGGAGCTGTTAGTTGTACCGCCTCCTGCACTCACTACGTTACCACTATTAGCTGCACCAAATAATTGAGCTGATGCCGGTACCTGCTGTGCTACATTAGTATTGCTTGCACCTGTTGCTTCAGCTGTACCTCCTCCACCGCCTGCTGATGGTGTACCGCCTGATGTTAATATCTGCTTAGCCTTGGCTATGTTAGTAACTATCTGAACGATACCCGATGCAAACTGAGCAATACCTGCAGCTCCTGCTGTTATTCCATTGAATGGATTAGACTGTGCTGCAGCAACTAATGAAGAGATTGCCTTGGCTGTATCAATACCAATTTGAATCAATGCGTTTGCCTTATTGAATTTCTCTAGTTTCTTTTGGTCCTTGATCAATGCAGTACCTACCTCAGATACTCCATTAAATATCTCTTCAGCTAAAGCTATCTTAGCATCCCTTTCTTTCTTAGCATTCTCTATCCTTTCAAGTGCATACTTATTCTCGATGGCTTTCTTATCCTCTTCAAACTTAGCTGTAAGCTGGAGCTGTGCAGCTGCGTTATCACCTAGGACTTTTCTATCTGCTTCAAGTTGTTCCTCCAGTGCTCGTATATCTTTCTCTTGTTGGGTAGCATTCAATTCAAATATTAGATCGTCTGCTGCTTTCTTAGCTGCAAGCAATTTATCTGCTTCCTCTTTTGCTTTCTTTTCTGCCTCATCAGCATATTTCTTATTGATTTCTGCGATATCTTTTTTCTGCTGTTCTGCTAGTAGCTTCTCAAGTTCAGCATTGCCATTTGCAAGCTCATACTTTTTATCATAGTCTTGAGTCAATGCTAGGATATCCTGCTCACGTTGTGTAAGGGTCAGCTTGTTAAGTAGTTCAAACTGATCATCTTCTCTTTTAATCCTTTCCTCATTTTCCTTGATAGCAATTTGACGTAGCTTTTCTGCCTCTTTCTCAGCATCCTTAATACGTTGGTCGCTTTGTTTTTTATGGATTGCAGTCTTTGCCTTATTACCTTTGATATTTATGTCATTAGATTTCTCTAATTCAAGTGCAGTTTTGAGTGCTTTCTTTGCCTCCTCTTGATACATATTAGATATCTTACCTTGCCTTTTCTGCTCCTCTCCAACTCTCATCTTTTGCTTATCAGCTAGACTCTTACCTGATTTATCCATGGCATCAAGAGTACCTACTACTGCTAGACCTGTACCCATGGTAGCAACACCTGCAACATACGCTAGAGTCTTATTCTTATCTATCCAGGTAGTAACCTTATCTAATGCTGTTGTTTGGTCTTTGCTCTTAGCCATGATAGCCTTGGCATCTGCTTCCGCTGCTTTCTTAGCAAAGACTTCAGCTCGAGCTCTAGCCATGGTAGCGGCAATGTATGCATCTGTTTTAGCTACATATAATCTTTCCGCTTCAGCCAATGTAGTAGCTGCACCAAATGTATCACCTAGCTTTGAGTTGTAGGTAGCGAGTGCTTCCTCTTTAGATATCACCCCTTCCTTAGCTAACTCGAATGCAGTGCCTACTTCATTGGTTACTTCAATAACACCTGCTGTACTTTTCTCTGCCTCTTCATTAGCTTTAGTGTTAGCCTCCTGCATAGCTATGTACTCCTCACTTTGAGCAGCAGCTATGCCCATACTTTCACCAAGTTCCTTGAGTGTTTCAATTAAGGCATCAAACACCATACCTGCTGCCTCAGTTACCTGGTCAAGGTAGCCTAACTTATCAGCTAGATATATCGTAGCAGCAATAACTCCAGCTATCACCGCAGCAATTAAATAGATAGGGTTAGCTAGTAGGGTTTGACCTAATGACATGAATGCCTTACCGATAGAACCGATAGTACTTGTCAATCCTTTGAACGCCTTACTGATGTCATCCGGCTTAATGCTTGCCATGTTCTTAGCAAATACTTGAGCCTTCTCAGATGCACCTTCAAAGTCAAGACTCATTAAGTCCCCTTTGATTGCACCGAAGCTGTTAGATACAGCCTCAAACTTTGACCCTGTGGTAAAGATAGCTACCTGCTCATTGGCATCCTTTAATTGGTCTTTTAACTGTCCTGCTCTTTGAGCTAATTCAGTCATTGTATCAGCATCCGCAGCATTAGCTATCTGACCTTTGAGGTCTCTAAGTTCTGCTTTTATTTCGGCAATGCCCCCGAGCTTTAAAGGAATTTCTACTTCATTCATGTTATGGCTTGTAATATCTGATTTCAATTGTGGTGTAGTTAAGGTAGTTGTCTACATACCCTACACCTATCTGAGTTGTTAATATATAAATGCTGTTGTTTGATGGGATGTACTGAGCACTGATCACCCCGTCATACATCACGTTGTTCACCATGACTGTCATCTCACTTGCTAGGATGGTTCCTATCTCCCAGTTTTGAATAAACCCTTCGTATTCTCCCTGGTTATTTCGTACCCATAGTATCTCTCCAAAGCTACCTTCTTTCACATCGGCAACAGGGTCAGCTGTTCCTGATTGTGTGAGCAATGCTGTGTACTTGTAGTATGGTGCATCAACAGGGATACCATTCATGCTACCTCTTACCACTAAGTTGTCAGTGACTATACCATCATTCTCAACTGAGTACCCTTCAGTGGCTACCATTACTCTGAGTCCTCCAGGTACAATGTTACCTCGGTTCACTACGTCACCTATCATGCCGCCACCGGTAAGCACGTTGCTATTCATGCTCTTAGTCTTGACCACAGTGCTGTTAGCTACCTGCTGAATAGCTGATATATTTGGAAGGCCTACACCTGGAGTACCGAACGGGTTAACGAATGGCATGAAGTTTACCTCACTATCAACTGAGATAAGCTCTACCTGTGTGAGCTTGTTAGCATTGGCATCGTAGTCAATCACTCGGTTAATGTTCCACCATGAGTTGTCAATGCGTATCTTATCATTGAGCTCCATAGCCTGGATGTCACTATCCTTAAGATTGAACATAGCAGTCAACATCTTACCGTTGTTAATCTGCCCTAGGGTTCGCCTCCAGTATCTATTGTATAGATTGTTATCTGTTAGGCTTAATGGTTCGTAGTAATAGAATGAACATACCGAATAGTTAAGGTCCCATGTAGGGTTAAGTGGGTCATCAAAGTGACCAACGTATGGGTAACTTGTTACGCCTGTCATACCGGTAGTACCGTAGTCATAGATATGATACGGACTACATGATCTAGTTGTGCCATCGTACAGGATACGCAGATTAGTCTTAGGAGCTTGTCCTGCTATCATTGGCACGTATGCACCAAATGGAGTTTTAATAATTGGCGTAGGTCCAAACAAGATAGGCTTAGTATCCACATCCTTGACATACTCATTGTCAAAGACTACCTCTACTTGTCCGTAGATTTGATTAGTCGCTGTGGTGTACGTAGCATTAGGGCTATCCGTATCAGGTGAATAGGTTAGTATTACTTTCTTACTAGTCAGTTCCGGTAAGAATGACAGTGACTGCTCCTGGTCTTTGGATAGCTTGTAAGTCCAGTCTACCTCTTTACCTGCATCGTAGTATGCATCCCTATGGATTAGATTAAGCTGATTAGGTTGGGTCTTATCTATATCAGCGTACAGATTGTACATGTTGAAGATAGCCTTGACGAAATCATTTTGCTTTATCTTTTGAGGCACGTAGTCATTGACATCAATAGTGCCACCGATAGCTACAATGTTATTGCTAGGTGTGATAGTAACATCTATGCTAGTGATTACTGCCTGTACTTTAATCTGACCCGATGCACATGCAGGACCGGATGCAGAACCTGTCCTCCAAATTGGTGAGTTAGCTCCAGTCACTGGGGTTGCTATCCTTGGAACCTTAACAGCTAACCTGCCTTGAGATAGCTGTGGTAAGTTCTGAGAAGTCAAGGCCATGGTACAGATAGCTGTCTGACTCAATATAGTTGTGGTTCCGTTAGGTATTGAGTTAGGACTTTGAACTCCATAGGTAACCGTTGCACTGTTGTTAAGTGGTGCAGGGTTAGTGTATAGATTAGTAGTGAATGACACTACACCATTTCGAGTAAGTGCTAACTGAGGCTGAAAGAAAACAGGTGCAGCTGTACCGGCTTGACCCGAGTACAATGTAACACCTGAAGAGTTGACTAGTCTTATCTCGTATTGTATCTGCACATTGTAGTCATACTGCTGTGCGTTGTTTGAGCTGATGTTGAATGGAGTACTATATACTCCAGTGACAGGGTTAAATATGTTTTGAGGGTCCTCGGTCTCAGTCCATCCTGCTATGGTTTGAAGGTTCTGAAATTCAGCTACCCCTGCAAAGAACGTACCTGTATAAGTAGTAGGTCCTGCGTTTGCTTTGACTCTATAGTCAGCATAGTCGAAGTTATCCGTATCTCCATTGTATGGAATGATTAACCTGTCAAACTTATCATCATACAGGTCGGGCCAACTATATGTAAATCCTGCATCAGCAAATATCCTATCGAAGTAAGTCTTGGCAAAGATGGCAGGCTTAAACTCTTGAGTGCTGTAGAACGCGTCACCGCTTCCAGGTAGGAAGTACTTGAAGCCATCAGCTACCGAGTTGTTAAATCTGTTCACCACATTGAATGCATCGTATGTGTGGTTGAGGTCACTGAAGTCTATATCAGTTAGCTCAAGGTTATTGATGGCTGTAAAGAAATCCGCTTTGCTTTCCTTGATGAGTACCTCATACTCCACATGCTCCTCATACTGTTCAGTGAGCTGTACCTTCTTGATGGCCATGAGTTGCATGCTTGCATCCTCCATGACTGGTATCCCATCCTGGATAACTGAGCAGGTAGTCACTGCGTTGATGTCAAAGGTACCGGCTACAATGTTCACATCGTAGTAGTGGTTCAGTAGGTCATTGTTATTCTTACTGCCTACCAATACAATGGTCTTAGAAAAGTTACCTTTCCTTTGACTTATATCTCTGATATCTCCTACCTGAAATGTCAGAGGGAATGCTGTACCTTCCTTAACATCTAGGTAGCCTGTTGCTAGTTGTATCCTAACCATTGACCATGTCGTTATTAGCAAGCTTAATAGTAATGCTTTGCTTGATTAGATTTTTGTTCCGTTGCTTATAGTACTCGTAGTTGGAGGTCATTACATTACAGCTGATGTACTCAGTGCTTGCAGGTATATCACAGTTCTCATCGTAGTTGCTTACCTTGAAGTAAGTGTAAGGTGAACTGATGAGCTCAGTGAAATAGGTAGCCATGTCCTCAGTCATCCAGTTAGTATTGAGGTCAATGGTATTCTCTACCGTTACATAGCTGTTGGTATATCCTCTTTCAGTTAGGTCATAGGTCCATTCACTGCTTGCTATCTTACCTTGCACATCTTGGTTGTACTGCTCACGCTGTACGCTTCCTGTCTCGTATGCTCTACCTGTGAATGCAAAGCTACCCCATGAGCCAAGACGGTCTAGGAATATAATGCTGTACTCTTGGCTTTGTGTTCTACGATCTATGTTCACTCGGTAGGGTTGAGTAACCTGGTTACCATTGAACTCATAGTAATAATCGTAATACTCAGTGGTAGGCTTAATCAATGGAAGTGAGCCTATGATTGGTGTCAGTGTTCCAAGGTTGTTAGGACCTACTGCATTTCCTGTGATATAGTCATTGACTAGCAAAGTCTTTTCAAATATCTCAGCTGCATCATTCTTGAATATAATTTTGTGAGTACCTATACCTGCAGCTTGATACACTGCATTCATCCAAAGGTCTGGAGATAGGGTAGCGTAAAAGTTGGTAGCAGGGCATGAGGTTAAGAACTTGTCAAATGCTGTTTGTAGATAGTACTGGTTCTCATCCCATAACGGCCATTGAGTCCAAGGCAGTGCACCATTGAATACATAGTTATTTAGGTCATTGATTATATTGTAGGTAGTGGTCCTCCTGCCATCTGCATAAGTAATGTCAACATCCTTGTTAATGTTGGTGATACCTGACCATAGGAAGTTAATAACAATATAGGTAGGTGTAGCAACAAGCACAGTGTACAGTCCATCAAAGTTAGCATTGGCTGCTCCTAGTCCTGTCTGAGTTAATACTATCTGATCACCTACCACAAAGCTGTTAGCTCCATTCAGCTGAACTCTACCGGCATAGGGTGCAGTGATGTACTGAGTCATGGCTGAAGTGAATGTGGTAGTAGTGAGATACTCTTCACCTACCTTGACATCATAATTATAGTAGCTGTTGGGTGCAGCATAGGATGTATCATTTGTTGGCTCCAGGTCAAAGCTTACCTTAGACTGGAGTAACTTAGTTAGGTCAATCTCACCGTACCCCGTAGAGTAAACAGGTAGCACCCTGTACTCAGCTATCTGATTAGCTGTGCCTGACTCGTATACCTCAAAGATATACTTGAAGCCTCCTAAGTTTTTGTTTGTCGAGTCATAGATATACTTGACTGGGTTGTATGCCGGAGTGAGTCGCTGAGGTGCAGCCTTTAATGTCATTGCCATACCTATATTATTCTAAGCAGTTAATGTGTTTCTAAAACGCCAGGTAACTATCATCCGTATAGTACTCCTGTCTGATGTGAGTAGTCGCATACCTCACAGCATCCATGGCATCATCGAACATCTTGACTGGTTCATCAGTGATCATGTCCCCTACTTTTTTCCACTTGTAATTCTCGTACTCTTTCTTAAGGGCCTTGTCATCCTGGCAGAACACACCGAAGGTCTTGATGTTGTCAATACCTTTCTTGACTACCTTGTTGGCGTTCTGAACATCGTACCCTGCGTTGTTTAGTTCGGCTATGATTTCAGGCCTTGCATAGTCAGCTACGATAGTGACAGTCTTTTCAATGTTGGCACCTTGCATCTTGTCTATCAGCATCGGTGTAGTGAGATAGCTTTCATAGATCACTGGCTCAATGTAGATGTCAGCATCACACCAATAGACTCGCATGAGTGCAGTGGGGTGATTGTAACCGAAGTCAAGTCCATAGACGTAGTTGACAAACCTAGCAGGCCTATGAGGTATGAAGCTCCAATTGCTGTAGATGTTACTCTTACTGATTGCCTTTTCACCCAGTGCATAGATTTGGTACAGTGCCTCATCCGTTCTCTTGAGGTCCTCTATCTGAGCTCGAATGCTCTTAGGTAAGAATGGGTTGTCCTTATATGTTGACTTGATAAGCAGGCTTTCCTCCTGGGGTAACTCATACAGCCATGAGCTTGACTCACTGGGGTTGTAGTCAAAGATTAACTTGTACTCCGTTCTCATGTTGAGCTGAGTGAAGTCATCGAAGTACAGCTCATTGGCTTCGTTACACCATGCTATATCTCTTTTCCTACCCCTTATCTTTTGCTCATCATCCACACTAAAGAACTCTACGATGGACCCATTAGGGAAGGTGTAGATGTGCTCACTCTTGTTGTGTGCTTCCAGGCTATACAGGTTCAGGTCCTTGAGTATCTCAATGAAGTCACGCATGACCGTTGCCCTTAGAGCAGGGAAGGTCTTACGAATGATACTAACTACCTTACCTTTATTTTGTAGGCAGTAGACTATAATCAGCTGACATAAGCTATAGGTCTTGGAGGACCTTGACCCTCCCTCATTAATGACAAACCTTATAGCCTTATCATTAAGGGCCTCATGGTTCTTTTGAAAAATTACTGTGCTCTTTATCTCCATGTACTATCTGATAGGCATTCATTAACATAGCGAGTTGCCTCCCATCACTCATAACTTCCCTTATATCTATCTTTACCTGCTTCCCTTTCTTTCTGTAGATATAGTCCTCTACAAGTCTACACATGAACTCAATCTGCTGAGGACTCATCTGTTGGTAGTATAATCTTCACCTGGATGTCATTGATGGTCTCACCGTTGGTAGTAGTGTCAACTCTCTCGGTTAGATTGTTTAGTCTTTGGGTAATCGATGCATTGTACTGACCAACCATGCCCCCTTCAATTTGGTCCATGCGGATTGCTTCCTCTATGCGTGAGCAGATTGTGGCATACTCAGAATATCGACCATCCTTGTTACAAAAATAATCATTAACAGTTTGTGATCTATCTGCAGCAAAAGTCCTGAAACCCACTTGAGTAAGTGGTCTCTCTAATGGCACTGCTGTAGCTTCACCAGTCTTGTTAGATAGAGAATAGCTATATCTAGGATTTTCTTTACACCAACGTTTGTAGGCCTCAAATAGATCCCACATTGCTTCAGGTGTTTCTATGTGTTTAGGTCTCATATTAATTCTCCTATTTTGCCTAGTTGTTTAATAACATCGGCATTGTTATCATAATGCTTAGATATACCAAGTTGTAGTATTTCCTCCACCTTTGCCTTATTGCTACCCATTGCATAGATGCGTGAATTAGGTATCCCAAGTTCTTTTGCCCTGGTTAACATTGGCTCAGTATCAGTGCGTGCTGAAATGATATAAACATCTGCACCTTTGCTTATCCATTGCTTAGCTAATCGCATCCCTTTATCAGTGGTTAGGGTCTCATCATAGTCAAAAGAAATCTTATCAGGAGCAAATGCTCTACGATACCTGCTCAATGCTTCAGCATCCCAAAGAGAATTACATACAGCATACCGCTGTTCATTCTCCGGATACTTGGCTAGAGTTTCCTCATCTCCCATGCATCTCTCCAGGTACTCGTCTTTACTCTCCTGCGGGCGGGGTGTTGGCATCTGTTTTAATTTTTTTAACTACTACTTCCTCAAAGATATGCCCTAGACCGTTGTTAGTCCAGAAATCAGCATCATTAGCTGTCTCTTCAGAAATGTTGAAAGATACTTCCCTTCCGTTTAGGTACACAGTAACATACTGCCCCATGTACTTGCTTTTAATTTTCTTGCTCATATTGTTCTAAAAATAGCCATGCATAATAAAGTACTACCCAAATACCAAAGGCTCTACTACCATAAAAGTAGTTATTTCTAATCAGAAAGAACGCACCGGTCAAGGCAGTGAATGTAGCTAGTATGCTAATTATTTGAGATAGTCTCATACCTATATTGTAATTTTCTAAGATTTTGTTTAATTTCAGTGATAAGGTAATGAGCTGAAGTAACCGGTATCCCGAAGTACTTAGCCATCCCTCGAGCTGTGGTATAACCTTTATCGATATATGCCTCAAAAACTATCCTGTGCACATTGTCACTTATCCCTGCTCTATAGATCTCTATCAGCCCTTTGTGAGTGCTGTATATTTTATCCTCCAGTATCTTAGCTTGTAGATCCTGTTCGTCATCCTCCTGCTCACTGGGCTCATACTCCATGGATGTGACCCTGTCATCTCTATGGCTCAGTGACGTGTTCCATAGGATTTGATACTTGATTGTGTTGAGCAAGTAACTTTTTACCTGGTCTTCACTATTGGCATCCTCATTAATGGTCAGCACATGCAGGTATGAGTTATTTATAACGGTATCTGCCTCTATCTTACTCCCCATCTTAGTGAGAAAGTACAGCGTGTAAGCTCTTACCTCATGGTAATTACTATTGATGTACTTGTCTAAGAGTCTTTTCATACCATACCATAAAGTCTTTGTACCATACTTTCCGCCTAACTGAAGCACAAAAGCACTCCCTAGGCTGTGGACCATCGTACTTGACCCGTATTTTGTACAGCTGAACGCATGAGTGCTTAGAGTACTTCACTGCTTCAGGCTGTGCATCTATCTTATCTATTACCTCTATGTCAGTTTGTTCAAACATAATTCGAGTATATAGGCACCCAGTGCTGCCTGACAGGCTAGGATAAAGTCCTGGTGCCATGCCAATGTAAGCCAAAAGGCCACACACTTACTGCAACTCAATGCATCTAGTAAGGGTATGGCCCATGTGCCAGGTCTAAAGGACATATATATCCTTGTTATAGTTGCTTGCAGTGGCTCAAAATTGCACCACCACCATGCTATAGGTATGAGTAGTAAGAGTTCCATTGATTCAAATATACTTTAAAAAAGCTATCATAGATCTCAGTGGTCACATTACGGCCCTGCATGAACCGGTATAGCTTAGCATAATTGACCCCCATGTCCTCAGATAGATGGGTCAGCTTATATCTCTTGGATAGCTTGAGTTTAATCTCTTTCCGCATCCATTCAGATAGTTGTTGGTCCTCAGAAAGGTAGATCGTCACTGCTCTCATCTGTAGTGTCAAAAGTTTTGCGTAATTTATCAACAGCACTGTTCTCTACCTTTGAGCTCAAGCTCATGGTCCATGCTTCAATCGAGTTGAAGTACTTGATTGTACCGTCTTGTGCCTCCCATCTACGGCCTCGTAGGTTATACTGCACCTCTACTACCTCACCTGTTTTGAGATTGTTAGCTAAATCGCATTTGTCCTGGGTTAATTGGAACGTAACGTACTGCGGATATTCATCCTGGCTCTTTAGAGTTATCTCTCTCTTTTTGAATTTGTCATTCACTGACGTTGTAGGGGTAATGAATACCACTTCTCCTTTAAATTTACTCATGGTTGTTTATGTATTTGATGTAATTTACTGTGCTAATCCAACCCCACACTATAGCAGGGGCTAGTAAAATTGAAAGTGCTATTATCATATTTCTATATTATACTCGTTTAAAATTGAATTGTATCTATCTCTTACCTGTCCGATTAGTTCCCATTGGTTTACTGGGAGTTCACCGTATTTGTGCAGTGACCTTAACTCCATGCCTATCTCAATGAGTGCCTGTTTTAGATCTATAGCTTGACAAGCCAGCTTGAAATCCTCCTGGTCTTCAGGCAGGTTAAATGTTAGTTTTGCTTTCATATCATTTCTATTTTATTAATGGGGCAATTTTTACCCCTTATTATTAATTGATTTGCTACTGCTGTTTGTTTCATAGTTCTTTTTTTAGTTTCTCTATATAAAGAGTAGCATCCATCAGCTCCTCTTGCAGATGGTTTAACCATCCATGCAAATCTACATCTTTCCTATCTAGGTTAGTACCGTACTTTTTCTGCCCCCTCTTACTCCTCTCATAGTACTTAGCCATCACTGCCAATAGAATGCTATCCTCTTGTTTAATAGAATCTTGTTCATGTGTTATGTTCATTTGCTTTCTAATTGATTGATAACTTCCTTATAGAACTCAGTAGCTAGGATTAATCTTTCAGCCATCTGTATCTCAATTTCTTTATCTCTAGCAAAGGTAATGGATGTGATACGCTTTTCAGGTGCAATATGATCCACATAGTGCAGTGCTCCATTCTCATATTCTCCCATGATTTCCGGTGCAGTAGTTACCATAACATAACACAGCTCGAAAGATGGCATGTCATATAACCACATATAGGCTCTACCTTGCCATTCATAATCTGATGTATCCTTTAGCTCATAGCTAGTAGCTGGGAAGGTATCTAATGACCAAGAGGTCTTAATATCTATGATAGATGTATCAGTGATAATATCACAGCATCCGGATAACCACTCATTCTCTACCCTCTCCTCATTCTTTTTATAATCCTCTAGCCTAACCAGGTTAAGTAGGTTAATACTATCTTGTTCCTGTGCTAATCCTTTGGTGATGTACTTGTTATTGAGCTCACTCCGGTACTCAAAGAAATCCTCTTTCGCTTTCTGAATGATGTAGCTCTTAGCTGTTTGGCTTAATGCCTCCCCCTTAGTCCTGGAGGAGGTCATTAATTTGCCTAATTGAGATGCTCTAAACTTCATAGCTGTGCCTCCTGCTCTTTGGTTAGGTTGTACATCTCTTTAATCTGCTCAGGAGTGAACTTACCATTCTTAACTGCTGCCAGTGCCTTATCCCATCTCTCCCCATCTAATGTAGGCTTTGCCTTAGGAGCTTTGCTTGCAGTCTCACCATCATCATCCACTGCTTGCAGGGATAGTAAGCTAACCAATGTACCTCTACGGAAGTAAGTAATGCAGCTAAGTAGCTTCTGCGGATCTAAAATAGCAGGTAATTCAAGTGAACTTTCTACATTTTCTCCTGTTTCAATGTCAATTATTCTACTGATTACCTTATTATCAATAACCGGCTGCATTAATATTAGTCCGCAATCCATTAGGATAGGCTCAACGGTCTCAATGATAGAGTTAATATCAGCATAGTTGCGTTTGAAATGTGGGTTAGTGGCATTCTTAATGACCTTACCCATTGACTGCTTAGCACAGTGCAATTTTTGATAAATATTCATTGCTGTTTTTGGCTCTTCAGCTTGAGTTGTTTTCCTTGTTGTCATAATTTTAAGGTGTTAATTTCTACAAATATACAAATTAATTGCACTTATTTACAAAATCATTGAAAAATTCAACGAAATCATCAAAATTTTTGGCTATGTAATAGGTACCACCTGCTCTCTCGATATTCTCTTGATATCTTTTCTGAGCCTCTGACTGCCTATCCTTACCTATCTTGACCTCTATTTTCACACTACGTCCCTTAATGGTAGCAGATATATCAGCACTCCCTGCTGTAGAGGTGCCCTTTGTCCAGGTTACCCCGATTACCTTACCGGCTGTTGTCTTTTTTTCTCTTGCTGTTCCCATTGTGTTAATGCGTTCTGCCTGGTATCCTTGATAGTTTATGAAATCACAGATAGCTCTTGTCAATCCATTTGCTGTTGAGTCTTTGTACATTGTTTTAGGTATATAGTCTTGTGGGAAATTAGGATGTGTAATGGCATACCGTTGAAGCTTCAGCTCATGAAGCAGTGCCTTATACTCTTTTTTCATTAGAATGGTGCTTCATTAGTATTAGTTTCAGGTTTTGGAAGCTTGAGCTCAAAGTATCTGCCATGTTGGTCTCTATCTTTGCTCATGATATAGCCTTTGTAAGTAGCCCAAGATGCCACCCATCTCAAGTACTTTTTGCTATCAAGGTCTTTGAATGCGTTTGTATCATTCTGGAAGGCCTCAAGACTGCTCTTATTGTAGTGTCTAATGTTAGCCGATATATTACCGTCAATAGCAAAGTCATAGAACTCTTTACAAGTTGCCTGAATAAATCGCTTCGCATCCGCATTGATACTCTTAGACTTCATTAACCCTATCTGCAGGTACATTTGCAAGTTATTCAGCATGTAGTTATCAAATGCACTCCACTCTTCTGCTGTCCACTCATCAAATAATAGCCGGCCATACTCTTGCACTGGGTTTCTTTGTGAGTTGAAGTACTGAAAGAACTCTATTTCGTGTCTTCTACGGTCATGTGACGTACCTGCTCCTGCTATCACATAGTTGGTAGTTATCACTATCTTGGGTGAACGTTCAAATGGGATATAGATCTCATCCTTATTTTTTCTATTCACAGGAATACCCTCAGTGATTAGTGAGAATAACTGCTCAAAATCAAAGTTTTTCTTAACATCGTCAAAGGCTAGGACCTGAGTATCCAGGTTAACGCGTTGGTATACGAAATCACTCTTTCCAGGATTGAAGGCCTTACCATCTATCTTAATGACTTTGCGAATATTACTCAATGCAGTAAGCACTAAGCTCTTACCACTTCCACCGTTGGGGTTATCATCAATCTCCTGATCATTAAATATAATAGCCTTCTGATCTGTTTTATCTTTGAAGGTGTGAAGCAGGTATCCCAGTGTAGTCTCCATGGCTTGTATTCTCACATCATCTTGAGCTGATACCTTATGTATAAAATCTTTGAAGTTGTTATCGTGAATCGCGATTGAGGTATAATTTCTGTTGATTATTTGACCGGACCAAATGTAGCCATCAATATCAATGTAGCTCAATAGGTCAATGCTTTTCTTAGTTATCCTAACCACTCCATTGAGGAAAGGGATATAAGATACATTTCTATCATCCTGCAATATCTTCATGTCAATACTATCTAGCATGTTTAGATAGTTTTCAGTAAACAAATTTGTTGACTTCGCACAGTGATTGTATACGTCAAGTTCACCCTGTGATTTGAGGTAGTTGAGTACAAAGTCTTTAATCAGCTCGGTACCGCTTTCGTTTACTTTATTCTCCTGGATGTATACAAAGGTAGGTTTCTTAGAGCTTTCAGGATAGTACTTAGCAAAGCCATGCTTATGCAGGAACCTAGCAAAGTCCATCGGTACTATCTTCATTTTGTTACCTTCACCTTCCCAGAATTTGTCATCAATGTTTTGAACATCTTTCTGTACACTTTGAATGATATTCTCATCCACTCCTAACTGCCTCTTGATATCCTCTTTATTGATCCCATCTCTTAGCTTTACCTTCACCCTGTCCACTGTGCTCTTATCCTCAAAGTATTTGGTACCAAATGCACCCCTCCTGTAGGCATTAGCCACAGTGTTATTGATTTCATAGGCTTCAAATCCAGGTTGCTGATATTGAAGTAGGTACTCTTTCGCCATTCTCTCATCTACACCATACTCACACATACATACTGCTACCTTAAAAAGCCATAGGTTACGTTCACCCTCTTGAAAGTTACCATGATTAAACTTCATGATTAACTCAATGATCTTATCTTCATTCGTTAATGGAAGCACTGGGGCTTTCTCACTAACAGTGTAGCCCTTATCCTCCAGGATATCGCTATACTCATCCGCAAATTCATTGAGATAGGCATCAGGGTCATAGCTTTCAAAGCAAACCCTTGAGATATTGCTATTGGCTGAATCAAAATACTCACTCTGGAAGTATTCAGCAAAGGCACCGAACCTGCGTTTATGCTCATACTTGTCACTTTGTGGTATTCTAATGACTGCTTTAAGTCCATTACCACTCGGTGAAGTGAACATCATATAAACATACGGACATTCCTTGAGCTTTTTTCTATCCTTATTCATGGTCTTGGTATCCGGATACTTATCGAAGTCCAGGATACACAAACCACTGTGCTCAATTAGTCCATCATCCTTGCGTTCATTGAAGGTGCCATTAAACATAATTGCCATGAGCTTATTTTTGTGCTCACTTTCACCATTTCGGATGAGGTTAATTTTGTTAATTACATCGGGATTACCATTCTTAATCCTGTTATAAACTTCTATAGCTGTAAGCTTGAATGGGGTCTCTTTAGAATTGTAAAGGGACCTGAATACGGAAATTGTTGGGTTATACATAGCGGACAAATATAATAAATGACAGTGAATAGACAATAAATGACGATAAAAAAAGTTTTGCGTCATGGATATAAACCAATGCAGGCTTATGTTTTAGCGATTTCATGACGATATGACAATAAAAAAACAAAAATTTTAAAGTGTGCATAGTTTAAATTTATAGAGTGGTATATATAGAGAATTGACACAGCGTCATGGATTAGATAAAAAAAGAGGAGCTAATGCTCCCCTCTCTCCGTATATAACCCTTAAAAAATTATGATAGTTCAAATGTAGTACATAATTCCTCTTTGGTCATTTGCTCTTGAAAACTTCTTAATAACTTAGGTGAGAAGTTACCGGTGATAGTTATCCTGGCTTCCTCATCATCCAGTGGCATAACATCCACATCGAAGATATTTATATCTGACCTCTTAGCTCGGATGAGTTCAGGTACCGGATGGATAAATTTAAGGTAATTAGCATCCTTATTCTTATACCAGTACTCATGTTCAGATATCCCATGGACCACAGTACTATGATCTCTATTGAAGTACCTTCCTATCATGGTCGTAGTCATGTGCCTATGCTTACTCATGTAGCTGTACAGGTAGTATCTCTTGCTAACTAGGTCCTGCTTTCTACTGGAGCTATCTAGTTTGTACGTTTTAATGATATCAATGATATCCTGGTTAAGCACTTTGCTCAGTTCAAATAGTTCCTCATTCATAATTTCTCAATATAATACTTGTAATAAATATCTCGTTTTACAGTGTACTCAAGCTTTTCAAATAGCTTAAAATATCTGTAGACTGTTCTCTCACTGGTGCCTAAGTACCTGGATATTGACATTACTGTTCTCGGTTTTTCCTGTAGGAGCTGCAAGAGTCTTAGCACCCTGTATATTTTGTGCTGATTCATACCTCTAAATAGTTTTTTAATGCCTTCCAAAAGTCAAGAGGCTCATACAGTCTAATACCAAAGCCGGATGAGTAATATTCATCTAGGTCCAGGTTCCATTTTATCCAGCTCAAGTCCTTTTCAATTTGACTCTTGCAGTAGTTTTGCCCCATCTTATCATTGACTTTCTCCCTGATCTCTTTGTGGGTATGTATCTTCATGTCATTCAACATCTCTACAATGATATAACATCTCTTTAATTGTGGTATCTTCATGGCTTCTGTATTACAAAGTGTCCGTAGATGTGAGTTCCTGCTTTTCTAAATTCGTTAAGCTTCCAATAACAAAGTGCTTCACTTGTGAATTCGTAACTTTCTGCAAGTCTTGATTCATAATAGTACAATAATCTAAACATGAGTTTCTAGCTTTTAAATATTCAATATAATGGGGGATATTAAAGGAGCCCCCCTTATCTCCTGCCATTGACTGACGTATCCACCATTCAGCCATTGAGTATAAATCTCTACCAATTAACATGTGTACCTCCACTCATCCTCATCGTAGTAGTTAGCTGGGTCAGTTAATTCATCAATGATATTATACTCCATTAGGTGCTGTTCAATTAGGTACTGAACTTCATACTTCTCCTCATCAGTGAGCTCATAGTCAAGCTCCACTTCTCCAGGATGCTCTAAGGCATTAAAGTCATTCAGCTCAATATACCAATCTCCATGTAGATCTCTGATGACATAGCTACAGCTTCCATGCATGAATGCTCTTTCAAAGTAGGCTGTGTCATTTGTTACTTCTGTTACTTGCATATTAAAAAAATTAAAAGGTTATACAATAGGATCGGGAACGCTGCCACAAATAGGGCAGAAAAAATATCGTTTAGTATTTTATTCTTCATCTTGTAAGTTTAAACGGGTTAGTAATTCATCCATAATTAACCACTCTCTGAATGCATTTTGAGTAGCTGAATCAGATGCACCAAATGCATCTCTCATTTCTTCATAAGCAGCTCTAAGTTCCTGCTCATAATCTTTAATTGTGTCTATCATAACTAAATTTTTAAGTGTTAATACCTGACAAAGATACAAATAGTTTCATATATGCAAACAATTATGCATAATTTTCCACAATTTATAATCATTCTAAATAAGGAATGCAGCTTATAGGCTTAATAATCTCCGCAAAAATCAGGCTATAGACTTACGCTTGTAGAGATATTCCTGATACTTAGTGAATACCAGGTGATTAATTTTATGATGCTTATTGCATTCTTTACATTTAAGCCAATGATGTACTGTACCGGCAGTAGTAACTACTTTTTTATTATATCGGAAGTTAGCAGCTCCACATTCAGGACATTCATACTTATCACCTCCATGCTGTACTGCATAGTTATGATTTGCAAGGGTATAGCTGTTAAGCTTTTCAAATACTGCCTCAAGTACCTCCACATCCATCTTGCAATAGGCTACCATTTTATCCAGGGCTTCCTGGTCTTTGCGAAATACTATATCTTTCCATAGATCTAAGCCTCCAGTATCCATCTTAGCACCTACCTTAAGTAACTTAGCTATATAGTCAAGCTTGTTGCTATTAAAATTGAAGTACTTTTTAGCCCATTTAAGCGTGTCTATAGTCTTGGGTGATGGCATAAACTGAATACCATGAAATAAAGCCCTTGTGCGTATCCATTTGAGGTCAAACCTATCACCATTGTGAGCTACTATTTCATCGGCTTGAGCTAAAACTTTGACGAATTGCTCTATCATTTTCTTATCACTCTGATTTTTGGACCATGTTAGACTGTGAATTTCATCCTCACCTTCCCATTTATAGCAGATGCAGATGATCGCACGTTCATGAATGATATCACCTGGGTTAATTGTTAAGTTGTATCCTGTCCTCCAGAATACTCCGACATTGAAAGAGGTCTCAATGTCATAAAATAGTCTTTTTCTCATAGCTTGAATAGCAGGGCTATTCTATCTAGCAGCCCCTTTTGAATTAAAAAACGGAGCAATATACCTAAAATAAACGAAATAACAATAGGCCACCATGCCCATCTGTATTTAACTACTTGCTTTGCCTTAGCTGTTTTCCACTGAGTATCTCCTTTTATCTTTAATGTCTTGACCCGTTCTTTATACTCTATTCGTGTTTGCCATCTAGTCTTTGGAACGTACACATTCTTAAAATATACTACCGTATCCTTAGTGGTATAGAATTTCTCCCATACAATCGTATCATTTCGTATCACTGCAAAGCTGTCAATGGTAGTTATCCGAATGGTATCACTATCCTGTACTAACTGCAGGCCATTTTTTAACGCTTTCTTATAGTGCCATTGAGCTCTCTTAGGAGCGGAGCAGGATGTCGCAAATATAGTAAAAACTAGCGACAAAATAATTATTGAAAGTCTCATGTGCTATAGGCTTTGTAACATCTTAATCATTCGAGGGCATGGGTAAATATCCGCCTTGTCTTTTCTAACACTGTTATGTGTATAAATACCAGGAGTACTTTTGAATGCTTCCTTATCAATGCTAAATATCTCTGACCGGTAAGCCTTGGGAATGTCATAGGTATCGCATAAATATTCTACCAACTGTCGAGTGCTTTCAATTTGCTCATCCGTATACTTATACCAATGGATGTTACCCTTGTATGGTGCATCTAATGTAGTGACCATGGATGGGTCTACAATACTCTTGACATAGTTGTAGTACTTTCCATCTCTTAGCTTTAATGGACCCCAGTTACACACCTCAATACCTACACTTAGCTTGTTTAAGTTTTGGTACTTGAGTCCATGCACTGAGAAATCTTGAGAATCTATACCAAGATGGTAAGCCCAGTGCCTGGAGCTGAAGCACTGTACAATGGTTCCCTTCTCACCTACCACAAATGCAGTAGCTATTCTATCTCCGTTGCTATTCCACCAACGTGATACAGCTACTGGGTTCCCGTTGCCTGCTGTATGGTGTAAATAGATTTGTTTTTTCTCAGACTCCTCATGGAAGTACTGTGCATTAGATAGGCGTTCCTGTAATATCTTGGTTGTGTCTAATTTCATCTACTTCCTTTTTTATATCCTTAGCTCTAGCGAAAAGATTTTTCATAGCCTGCCATAGGTCAAGCCCTTTTACTGCTTTATAGTTCTCGTTAATGCTCATTACTTCAATGCTAATCAGGATGAGTGCAAGTATCTTAGTGAGTAACAACTGTACTGAAAAGAACTGAAGTATGATATTGTTAAGGATAAAGTGATCTATCATATAGAATAGGATAACAGTTACCTCATAAAGTAGCATCTTGCTAATGATTGCACTGAGGCCCCTGCTAGTTATCTTTGTTTTGTTTTTTATTGACTTCCATACACCTGTGATAGTATCAAGTACGATAACAAACCCTACCAAAAATAGCAGTCCTGATATTGGCATTAAGAATGCACTTATAGTAGCTAACAATTTAATCCAGTTAGCCTGCATTGTTTTTAGTAAGATAGCTACCTGTGACTCCATTATAAGATAAGGATGCTGTTATTGTATCCGTTTTCTCTTAGGTTACCACACATACCTATGCAAGTTGTTTGATACTGATTGATGCATGAGCAATGATTGAACATTGGTCTTAGATCAGTATCCATGTTAGTGGTACTAATAAATATAGGGAACAGATTTCTGTTAGCTAATAGCCATCTGATTAGACGTTGCTCAAAGAATGATGCCTTTTGTGCATAGTGTTCCATGCCAAAAGCTACCTCATTACGTGATACGCTTGCAGAATAATCACCATTTTGAGTCTGAAGTCCTTTGTTTTTTAGCTGATACGTCAATCCAAATACCGCATCTTCTGCACTTCTCCAGGCAATGACCGGCTGAATGAACTCTACTAGGTCAATCTCATCCGGTGTAAGTGTCTGATTGTTGTATGCAGTTAGCATGTGATTGTAGAACACTGTGCCAAGTATTGGCTGTATCCTCAATGCACTCTGAGTTGCTATGTATGGGGTAACATCAGTCACATCTACATTGGCTGTGATAGGTGTGTTAGTCTTAAGGTAGGTTTCAGTGATAAAATACAACATTATACTACAGGTGTTTGTGCTGCTGCTGTTGCTGCTGCTTGTGTAACATCTCCACCATCTACAGGTGGTAACGAAGCCAATGCTCGAATCTCATTGATGGTCATGGTCTCAAGTACCTTTGTAGCTACTAATGGACTCAAGCTATTTAATGCATCATTGGTCTTTGAACTTTCACCTTCAAGCTCTACGATTGTCTCGTTGATGATTTGGAAGTTGTTGATTGTGAAATCTGCAGGGATTTTAGCAATGGTCAATAGCTCATTAAATATCGTAGTGATTTGCATACGTAGCTCCATTACTACATTTTTCTCAAATATCACATAGGCCTGTTTGATGTCACTGCCATTACCCAGGCTACCGGATGTACGCACCCCTAACAAGATAGGGTCAATAGTATGAGCAAAGCAAATCTGCTCAGTATTCAATGCAGATGCCTCATGAAATAGCTTATCATTGTCATTAGTAGGCAGGCTTTCTATCTTTGGAAGTTGGTCCGCTGAGTTAGCAAAAAATGCTACAGCTTTTCCTGCATTAGCTGCACCCTTAAGGCGGTCAATAGTTTCCTTGATCATGTGTTTTTCCTCCTCAGACTGTGGTCTCTTAGGGAACATCATAGCAAATGATGGGAACACACTATTTTGAATGTTACTTTTTGCGAAGTAAGATAGCTCACCACTTAAAAAAGCAAAGTTTAATGCACTTGTATAGGTAGGTAATGGGTAATAATCTTGACCTACTGACTTAACTTCGTAGCAATATAGTTGTATTTCGTCACTACATGCAATGTGATAAGGCTTAATTTTCTCAGTATCTATTCGAGTGCTCCAGTCATCCGATAAATAGTAGTATTTTCTACATGGTGATATACGTACTTTCTCCGGTGATATGTTTTCAATCTTGATTAGCTTTCTTTTTTCACCGAAATATAGCTTAAAATATACCCGATTGTGTAGAATTAACTGTCTAGTAACAGCCTTAACGGTGTGCTTAAGGTTTACTTTCTTTTCAAAAGAGTACATGTCAAGCTTCTCCTGGGGAGTTAGCTTGTCAGTTATGATATTAAACCCTCCACCAATTACAGCATTTGTCTTGAAGTCTACAATGGCACCATGTAGTGGTGAGCTGTAGTACATTTGGTTAAGCAGTTCCGGATATAGGTTACCCTCACCGAAACGAACCCAAGACTCTTGTACGTATCTACCATTCACATAGGGCAAAGTTAAGTTGCCTCTACCTACCGGTAAGAATGGAGTGCTAAAAGATTGATAGCCCTCTACTACTTCGGGCCCTTTGGGTTTGCTGTTAATAAATCTATCGTACCATGCCATATTAATCGTATATTGAGTTACCTACTGGACCACTTACTACCATTCTACCTTCCTCAATTATTACTCCTGTAGTCTGTGAGATATCCAGTGGTAGGACAAATTGGGTAGAGCTTTCATATACTTCATACGTGTACTGCCCTTTTAAAAGTGATATATCCGTTGGCTCATCAAGAGTAAACAGATTGTATCTTTCAGGGTATGCACTTGTATCAGCAGATGTGAATAGCTGTGGTGTGCTAGTAGTATTCATTTCATTGGTGAACACAAACAAATAATGTGGTGTACTAACCGTAGTGACTTCTGATAGAGTCAGTACAAACTGATTAATAACACCTTGATCTAAGTATATCACACCTATATTAAATTAGACTTTACAAATGTTCACAAAAAAGGCCCACCATTACGGTAGGCCCTTTCGCTATGTAGAGAAATAAAGAACTTATTGTACTCCAATTGCAGCAAGTGCAGCAGGTAACATGTCTACCTCATAAGCTAGGTACTCATTTTCAGCTACCAAAGTAACTGAATACTTAGAACCGTCTGCTCGAGCTGTTCCTGAACCTTCACCTGTAGCAGATACCTGCAAGTAAGGGAAGTACCAATACTTACCATTAGCATCTAATACGATAGCTGCTAAGTATTGTTGTCCTGCTCCTAAGATTTTGATAGCTCTTGACTTATCCTTGTCTCTTCGGTGAAACATTAAGTTAATTGTCTGAGTTACAAATGAGCTACCATTAACTAGGTCAATAGTACTGTCCTCAGTAAAGTTAGATGTGTTACGACGAACGTAGAAGTTTTCAAATAGTACTGGAGGAGTACCTGCAAGAGTGATAGCTGTTATCTCCCATCCTGTACCCGCTGATGGGTCGGTTGGTGTGATAGATGCGATCTCATCTTGTTGGTTAATCCAGATACCATAGATACCACCACTGTTGTTGTCGCATGATTTTACGATTGCTTCTAATGCTTGACAAGCCATGATATTAAAGTATTAAAGAGCCCCCTTGGTAGAGGGCTCATGATTATTATTAAGAATAGAAAACGATGTCAGAACCATTCACATATTCGAAACCAACTTTCATGTTAGCACGTGTACGGATATAAGGCTCAGCTACAGTATCAGCTAAGTTAACTGCACGTAAATCAGATGAATCACCTTCAGCATCGAATGCGTAGATAAGGTTATCTTTCAATGTCCACACGAAAGTGTTGTTAGACATACCAGGACATACTACGATTTTAACACCTAAGAAAGTCAAGTTCAAATCTTGAGTAATAAACGCTTGAGTGTTACCTGCAGCTACTCCTAATCGGTAGATGTTAACCAATTGAGTAGGCATGTATAGACGTAGGTCAGCTGTACGAGTAGCAATAGTTGCAGGAAGCAAAGCAAATGCAGCTTCTAACTTAGTACGTAAAGCAGTGAAGTTAGCAATAGCACCTGTACCACCATTGATTACCGTATCAGTTGGGTCAGTTAAACCTGCTGTCAATTTTTTCTCATAACCATCACATAGAGCAAGTGTAGGGTTAGCAGAAAGTGTATCACCTTGCCATCTTACTAATTCGATATCTCCGTTAATTTTGTTAGCCATCTCACCCCAGTAGAAAGACATGAAAGATGCAACAGAAAAATCTCCGTTAGATCCTTTTGTCATTTGCAAAGAAAGGAAAGATTGCTCTAAATCAAACTGACAAATTTGAGCCATTGCAGAAAGAGCACATACGTCAATTTCTTTAGCGTTCAAATCATCATTAGGAGCTGAGAAAGAACAGCTAGATGGTTGCAAGATGTTACCGAAAGTAACAGTCGCTAATTTAGTTTTGTACTTTACACCTGGTAAAGAACGGTAGTTGTCAGCAGTATCCTCAGACAAGTAAGCTTGAGAATAGAATGCCTCTGGGTTAGCTGCTAATAAAGCAG